TCCAGCTTGTCCCACTCCGCCGTCAGGTCCAAGGCCATCCGCAGGCCCTCGATCTTGTTTTGCGCCACGGTGACAAAGGGCTGCGGCAGCAGGGCGATGGCCGCCTGGCCGGAGGCCAGTGCCGCCACACACTCGCTGTGCTCGCTCTTCCAGTCGATGGTCACATCCTTGTCCGGGTCAATGCCGTTTTCCGTCAGCAGATACCGCAGGGCATATTCCGGGGTGCTGCCCTTACCGGCGGCCACGATGGTCTGGCCCTTCAAGTCCGCCATAGACTGCACCGTTTCTCCGTTTTCCACGATATACAGCACCCCAAGGGTGTTCACCGCCAGCACCTCCACGGCGCCGCCGGTCTTGCCGTACAGCACGGCGGCCAGATTGGCGGGGACACAGGCCATGTCCAGGTCGCCCTTGATGAGGGCGGGGGTCACCTCGTCGGCGGAACCGGCCAGGGTGAATTCGTAGGTATTGCCGGTGGATACCACATTCTCCTTGCCCTCCATCATCTCATTGGCCGTGTCGCTCAGACTCATCAGTTCCACCAGGCCCATGGCGGTGGGGCCTTTCAGTGCAGCAATTCTGAAATGGGCAGTAGCCGCCTCTGTACCATCCTGCGTTTTGTCCGCCGGTTCTTCCGTTTGGGTAGGCTCCTCTGGCTGCTCCGGTTCGGAGGTTTTCTGGCCGCAGGCAGTCAGGGACAGGGTCAGGGTCAGAGACAGGCCCAGCGCCAACAGTTTTTTCTTCCAGTTCATGGCTTTTCTTCCTTTCATACGCTCCCTGCCGGGGCATAGACGGTCTTGGCGGTAACGCCCTCCAAGCGGCCCAGCTTTCCAGACAGGGCGGAGATGACGTCACCGGGGGCATCCATGGCCACGCTGATGATATTCACGCCCTTCTCCCGGTAGGGTACACCCATGCGCCCCACGATATACGGCCCGTACTGGTGCAGCAGGTCATTCAGTGCCGCGACCTGCGTGCCCTCCCGGACAATGATGGCAATGACGGCCACCCGCGTTTCCACAGCTTCCACAGCGGTCTCTCCTTTTCAAAAAGTAATACATCCCCCCTGCCGTTCAGCAGAGGGGATGACAAATGTACAGCGATCTTGTCCTTCCTCATCTTTCGGTTCGGAGCATCCTCACCGGCAGAACGGTATGCGGGCATGGTGTCGCCGGTCAGAAACACTTTCCGGAGACGTTCCAACCATAACATACCCGTATGGTCCTGTCAAGACGAAGCCCCGCCCCGGAATGATCCGGGACGGGGCATAAACATTTTTCTTATTACATGCCGCAGGGCTGATAGGTGGAGGTCAGCACCTGTTCAAAGGCCGGGGCATCCGGCGTTTCGATCCGCCGGAGGATCAGTTCGCCGGCAGTCTCGCCCAGCTTTTCCACCGGCTGGATGATGCAGTCCATCTGCTTGGAATACAGATAGTTGATATCCGAATCGTAATCCACGAAGGTGACCAGATCGATGTCCTCTCCCAGCTTGAGGCCCTTCTTGTGGAGGTAGATCACCGTCTCCGAGGCCATCAGGCCCTGAGCCACCACCAGCGCGTCACACTTCTGCTCCAGCAGCTCATCCAGACAGGACTGGGCGCTGTTTTCCATAGAGTTGCCGTAGCGGATCAGCAGGTCATCCTGAGGCAGGCCGCAGTCCGCCACTGCCTCCTGATAGGCAGCGATCCGCTCCTTGGTCGAGGACAGCCGGGGCAGGCCGCCGATCATGCCGATCCGCTTGTCGCCCTTGCCCGCCAGACGGCAGACGCTGCGGTAGATCGGTTGGAAATTGGACACGCTCACCGACGGGAACCGCTTTGTGTCAAAGGTCCGGTCCACCAGCACCACCGGAAATCCGGCGGGGATCAGGGACTCGAATCGACTGAAATCCTCCATGGTGCTGGCGATGAGCAGACCGTCCACCAGTCCCGCGGAAAGCAGGCGGATATTGGTCTCCTCCCGCTCCGGATTCTCCTTTGTATTGGCAATGATCAGATGGTATCCGTGGGCAGAGAGATAATTCTCCACGGATTCGATCATCGTTGCGAAAAACTTATTGGAAATATCCGGAACGATAAATCCAATGGTTTTTTTCTTTCCGGTCCGGAAGCTTCTGGCCGAGGCGTCCGGCGTGTAGCCCAGCTCCGCGATAGCCCGGTAGACCTTCTCCTTGGTCTCGCCGGAGACGTAGCGGGTCGAGTTGATGGTGTGGGAAACCGTGGCGGTGGAAACACCCGCCAACCTTGCCACATCGCTGATGGTCACCTTCATGATCGTTCACCTCTTTACGCAATTTTTCTACGTTTGCGTAATCATTTGCATTTTACAGTATACGCCCCTGCTTCATATAACGTCAAGTCTTTTTTGGCTCCTTTCTTCTACTTTTTCGCTTTTTCATCAAATTCCAACCAAATCCTCGCCATTTTGCCCAATATGCTCTCAGAATGTTATGCAAAATGCTGATTGCCATTTTTTATCGTCCATGATAAGATAGTAAAAGCAAAGAAATAATCGTTTGCGCAAACGATTCTTTAATCTTTTAAAGTTTTTTCAATATTGAAAGGAGTTTTCCCATGCTCACGAAGATTGGTATCAATGGCTTTGGCCGCATCGGCCGTCTCACTTTCCGCGCTGCCCTGACTCATGACGATGTTGAGGTTGTCGCTCTGAACGATCCCTTCATGAACCCCGAGTACATGGCTTACATGCTCAAGTATGACTCTGTTCACGGCAAGTTCCCCGGCACTGTCGAGGCTTATGACGGCGGTCTGATCGTCAACGGCAAGAAGTACCCCGTCTTCACCTCTATGGAGGTCAAGGACATTCCCTGGGCTTCCGTGGGTGCTGAGTACATCTGCGAGTGCACCGGCAAACACCTGACCAAGGAGCTCTGCCAGGGCCACATCGACGCCGGTGCCAAGCACGTCATCATGGGCGCTCCCTCCAAGGATGACACCCCCATGTTCGTCTGCGGCGTCAACCTGGATAAGTACACCAGCGACATGACCTTCGTCTCCAACGCTTCCTGCACCACCAACTGCCTGGCTCCCATTGCCAAGGTCCTGAATGACAAGTTCGGCATCGTGGAAGGCCTGATGACCACCGTTCACTCTGTCACTCCCACTCAGAAGCTGCTGGACGGCGCTTCCCTGAAGGATTGGCGCGGCGGCCGTGCTGCTACCGGCAACATCATCCCCTCCTCCACCGGCGCTGCCAAGGCTGTCGGCAAGGTTATCCCCGAACTGAACGGCAAGCTCACCGGTATGTCCATGCGTGTTCCCACTCTGGACGTTTCCGTTGTGGACCTGACCGTCAAGCTGGCTAAACCCGCCACCTATGAGGATATCTGCAAGGCCATGAAAGACGCTTCCGAGGGCGAGCTGAAGGGTGTTTTGGGTTACACCGATGAGGAAGTTGTTTCCTCTGACTTCCTGGGCGATTCCCGCACCTCCATCTTCGACAAGAAGGCCGGTATCGCTCTGACCGACACCTTTGTGAAGGTTGTTTCCTGGTACGACAACGAGTGTGGCTACTCCAACAAGATGGTGGAGCTGATCCGTCACATGTCCGCTGTTGACCACAAGTAAGTTGTCAAGCATCATGAAGCGGCATGGCGTTCTGCCATGCCGCTTCAGCGTGCAGAAAAAGTCTTTTCTCTCTGCTGAGTCTATTTTCAGAGCTTTACAACTGTTCTGAAGCTTTTTGATTTCAATAGCGCAGCACCCTTTTTGGGGTGGCCGCGCACACGCTTCCTCACCGCTGTGGAAAATCTGTTGCTTTCTTGGCAGGCGCAAAACCGCTCGCCGCAAGAGTTCCGGCAAAAAGCGCAAATTTCTCAAGAGAAATACAGAAAAGGGCTTGACTTTTTTAAAGTCTCTGTTATAATAATATCGCTGTCTGTTCAAGACAACAAGTGCATAGCGGAAAAGCGCTGGACACAGCTATGGAGAAGTCGCCTAGTTGGTCGAGGGCGCATGATTGGAAATCATGTAGGCTCCTAAAGGGTCTCGAGGGTTCGAATCCCTCCTTCTCCGCCACACAAAACCCTGTAATCTCAACGGTTACAGGGTTTTGTCATGCTCTTTGCACCTTTATTGAGCTTTACGCCAACCAGACTGTTTCGCCGGTCATGTTCCATAAGGTCGGCAGCCGTAGGCGGCGCTACGAAGCCTTACCGGTTGGCTGTCCCTGATGATATAGCTGCCGTTTCAACGTCATCAGCAATAGTCTTTTCTCCCTGCCCTACTTGCGCTTTTCCCAATAGGATGATAGAATATGCTGTTAGAAAACGCCAAACAACAGCAAAAGGAGAATTTGCTTTATGAAATTAGGTATCGTGGGACTGCCGAATGTTGGCAAGTCCACCCTGTTCAACGCCATCACCAACGCTGGTGCTGAAAGTGCCAACTACCCCTTCTGCACCATTGACCCCAACGTGGGCATGGTAGCAGTGCCGGATGCACGGCTGGACAAGCTGGCAGAGATCTATGAGCCGGACAAAAAGACCCCGGCGGTCATCGAGTTCGTGGACATTGCCGGTCTGGTGAAGGGTGCCAGTCAGGGCGCGGGCCTTGGCAACAAGTTCCTGGCCAATATTCGCGAGACCGATGCCATTGTCCATGTGGTCCGCTGCTTTGATGACGAAAACATCATGCACGTGGTGGCGGATGCCGGCACCAACGTGCCGGTGGACCCTGTGGGGGACATTGAGGCCATCGACATGGAACTCATCATGGCGGACCTGGACATGGTCCAGCGCCGGGTGGACAAGGCCCAGAAGGCCGCCAAGGGCGACAAGAAGTTCCTCCACGAGGTGGACGTGTTCAAGGCCCTGGCGGAGCATCTGGACGCAGGCAAATCCGCCCGCACCTTCGACTGCTCCGATGACGACAAGGCTCTGATCGCAACATCTGACCTGCTGACCCTGAAGCCCATCATCTATGCCGCCAACATGGACGAGGACGGCTTTGCCAACCAGGAGGGCAACGAGTACCTGAAAAAGGTCCGGGCCCTGGCGGAGGCCGAGGGCAGCGAGGTGTTGCCCATCTGCGCCAAGCTGGAGCAGGACATCGCCGAGCTGGAGGGTGAGGAGAAGCAGATGTTCCTGGACGAACTGGGCATCGCGGAATCCGGCCTGGACCGGCTCATCAAGTGCAGCTACTCCCTGCTGGGCCTGATCTCCTTCCTGACCTACGGCAAGGACGAGTGCCGGGCCTGGACCATCAAGAAGGGCACCAAGGCCCCCCAGGCCGCCGGCAAGATCCACACTGACATCGAGCGGGGCTTCATCCGGGCGGAGGTCATTGCCTACGACGATATGATCAAGTACGGCGGTGTCAACGCCGCCAAGGAGAAGGGCCAGCTCCGCAGCGAAGGCAAGGAGTATGTGGTGCAGGACGGCGACATGATCTACTTCCGCTTCAACGTGTAAAATCAGCTTCAAACAACAGCGGTCCCGGATATGACACCCGGGACCGCTGTTTTGTGAGGATGGGGGATGTGCGAAAAAACTCTACCACCAAAAGAAATGGACATGACTTTTCGTCATGTCCATTTCTTTTGGTGGAGCCGAGGGGAATTGAACCCCTGTATTTTCGCTTATATTCGCTGAAATATCAACGTTTTTTCTCCGCCATCTGTAATTTCATCTGTAATTTATTCGTGTTCCACGATCCCGTGGTAATACGCTGCCAGCTTTTTCTTCGCTCCCGGGCCGTCCTTGTCCATCAGAAACGCCCTTGCCATATCCGCGTAAAACTCCGCAATGGACACGCCATACTTCTCCGCCACGCTGGAATAGTCGGAATACATCATGTTCATGGTGATCCACCAGCAGGGCCGGGAAACCTTTTCCCAGGTCATTCCCATACTTTCCGCAACAGCGGTAGTCTGGTCAACGCCCCAATGGGGACCGGTAGTACCGTCCTCGTTTCGGAGCATTGCAGACCACGCCGTCGCATCCTGTTCTGTAAAACCGTCAGACGTGCGGGTGCAGTCTTTCATGGCGGCAAGCGCAGACCAGCATTCCAGCATCCCACGGATCGCGCAGGCGGACCGTTCGCTGGCTGGCATCCGCATATACTCAGAAATGCCGTGTTCCAGCTTTTCCAGATATTCCTCGATCTGGTCTTTATTCATGCCCATAGTCCACCTCAGATCTTCTCAACCCGTGCGGCAACGTTGTTGACGGTGGAAGCCGCGCCGGTCAGCAGCAGGGTCAGCACGGAACCGGTGGAGCAGCAGCCCAGTCGGACAGTCGCAGGGAACGCCAGCGTCACGGTATTAGCAACAGCCGCCACCGTAGCGGCAGCAGTTGCGCCGGGGACGGCAACGCCGTCCTTCAAAAGCTGAACCGTCACCGTTCCGGCGGCGTCGGGTACGGCTTCAACAGACACGTCCACATCGTAGTAGCCCTGCCCGTTGATGGCGATCCCGTTTCCGTTCAGATTGCAGTTGCATCCGTAGCGCCGGACGATGGTTCCCAGAGGGATAATGCCATTCACCGCAACGGCGGTCGGGGTCTGCATCGCAACGTAAATCAAAGATTTGCAGCTCATATAAATAACCTCCTAAAATAATAAATGGGCGGAGCACCGGCCCCGCCCGTCACCCGGCCAGAAGGGCCTGAACTATTTCCAATCCAGAAATAGCTGCTTAGATGTTGCCACCGCAGCCGTTGTTGCAGCCGCAGAAGGGAGAGGGGCCTGCGTTGTAGGTGTAGCCGGTGGGATACCGTACTACGCCGCACAGCTGCTCACGCATGTAGAGCTGGTTGTTGGCCTGCTCCAGCTGCGCGATCCGACCCTCAAGCTGGCTCTTTTCCAGAGCCGCGAACTTGGCGTCAATGTTGGCGTTGATGCCGTCCAGCGCCCGCTGGGTGGTGCAGCAGCACTCCGCCATCTGAGCCTGGATGCCGTTGGTGCTCTGCATGATGGCCATGTTGGTGCCGTTCTGGGCCAAGGCCATCTCCTTGCCCAGATTGCCGATGCTGCCCTGCATCTCGTAGCCGAGATTGCAGATGCCGTTGCCGATGTTGGTCAGGCGGTCATCGATCCGGCCGAAGTGCTGGCCGAACAGGATGTCCTGCTGGCTGGCCGCCGTGGCGTACTGGCCGAACTCACCCTGACGGGCGCCGAAATTGAAGCCACCGCCACCGCTCATGAGAACGAACAGGAACAGGATGATGATCCACCAGGCGCCGCTGGTGCCTGCGCCGTCATTGTCACGGGTGACGGCCGCGAGATCGCTCAGAGAATAGTTATCCATATCTGATCTCCTTTCAAAATTTAAAACAAGCCGTTGCGCACCGGCCTATTTACCGAGAAATGCCATGAAGTCCTTGGCCTGCTGCTGGAGCTGCTGGAACTGATCCTGAGACATGGTTCCGTCCGCCAGCAGCTTTTTAACCTGCTGCTGTGCCCGCTGTGGCGTCATGTTGGCCGCGAACTTCCGGAACTCCGCCATCATGGCGATGGGGTTATTCGGCATTCTGCTTCCGCTTCCCCGGAGCATCTGCATCATCGGGTTTGCCACTCAGCATCTCCTCCAATCTTTTCACACGGGTTTCCAGTCCGGCCACGTCCACCGGGACCGCTGCCTGATACGGCGTCACCGTGTAGGGTGTCACCGTGGCGTAGCCTGCCCCGTCCGTCTGCTTGAGCCACACGATGGGGTCATTCTCGTCCATCAGCAGGATAGAGCTGTTGGGGGCCATCCGGAAGGTGTCAGCGCCGTTCCGGCCGTTGACTCGGGTAACTTGGCCCATGAACGCCGGGGACGCTCCTGCAGCGTTCTGCGGGGCCGCTGAGGGGTATCCGTAAGGGCTGCCGTACCCCTGATAGGGATTCGCGAAATAATTCATAGCGCACCTCCTTTTTCCTACCCTCATGATACAAAAAATCCGGACAGCCAAACTGCCCGGAAACTGCCTGTATTCTGCCCTTAAACTACCCAAAGAAAAGCCGTGTCCGAATCGGACACGGCTTTCTCTATCCCTGCATATCATCCGCAATCTTGGCGTAGGCACGCCGCCGGATCTTGGCCAGACCGTCCACACTGACGTGCAGTCGGTCGGCTGTCTGGATGCAACTTTGGCCGTAGACATCCACCGCCAGCACCGCCGTTTCTTCGTCAGGCGGCAGGCCAACCAGCCGGACGGCCTGCTCCGCCCGCTTGGGGGCCATGCCGGATAGCATGGCCCGTAGCGCCTTATGCTCACTGTTCATGCTCGCAGTTTCAGCTTGCAGAACGGGATATCCCGTGGGCGTTTCCGCCGCCTCACATCTCCTTTCGTTATTTCCCGGCCAAACGGGCGTTCTTCCGAACCTTTTCGTTTACAAGCGCCTTGTTGTAATGCCGGATGCTTTTGCCTACCCCCAGATACTCAAAAAGCGCGTTCCGCTGCTTCTCGCTCAGACCGGGCATATTGTACACCGCCTGCATGATCAGCAGCCCCTTGCTGTTGGGGATCGTCTCCCCGTTTCTGTCCTTGACGCTTTCCAGATCGGATACCTGCGTTTTCAGCGCCACATAAATTTCCGGCTTAATGCCGTACTTCTTCTGTGCCTCCTGCGCATTCAACACCCACTTGTTCGTGATCTCATAGGTTTTGTCCGTCTCGTGCAGCGCCGTCTTTTTGGCGTAGGTCTCCGCGCTGGACAGGGCCTTGTCCTTCTGCTCGTCAGTAAAGGATCGGAACACCTGGCTGTTCTCCAACCCGGATTCTATGGAGCTGTAAAGCTCGGACTTCCTGCGGCTGTATACGATGTAGTCATCGGAACTGAGATCGTTTTCCGTAAATTTGTCCTCGCCCTCGCCGGTGCCGTATCGGTCTTTCGCACCAATCAGACTTGCAGCCGCGTCCGGGAGCCTGAAATCCTCATCGTTTTCCCGTTCCTTGTCCAGCTTGCTCCGCATACTGCTGTCAACGGAGCTGTTGTCCAGCGCCATGAAGTCTTTTAGCTCTTTGCGGATGTGTTCATAGGTGGTCAGGTCGCCCTGCTCCAGCGCCTTGAACGCGAGATTCAGGTACCGGTTTTTGTTTGCGGTGCTGTAAATATTGTATGTGAATTTCTCAAACTCATATTCCAGCGCCACGCTGCCGGTAGCTTGGACAGCCGTCCGGACTGCCGCCATTGCGTCCCGCTTGATGTTGGCTACCGGCAGGCCGAAAAGCTTAGAACAGGCTGCAAACATATTTGCCAGAGCTTCTTCTCTGGTCTTTTTGCCGCTGCCGCCCATGCTTGCGGTGAAATCTTTAGAGGCAGATACGATGTCAGAAAACACCTGCATGTCCGTCCGGGATACGCTGTACCCCTGCGTCAGGGAAAGAATATCCTTCACAAACGGGATGCTTCCAAGCTTGTTGACGTTGCTCCCAAGGTTTCCTTCCAAAACAATATGCTGCAGCAGCTCCTTGGTGGTCTTCTCGTCACCGGTAATGCCGGTCAGTGCCGTCAGGAACTTTTCCCAATAATCCTTGTCCGGATCATCGTCACGCCCTGCGTCTGCGATGCTCTGGGCCAGTGCGTTAACTACGTCCGTAACCAGCAAAGCAGCTGCCGCACGTCCCACGGTTTTAATAGCCTTGCTCCGCTTGGTAGGGTTCTCTTCATAGCGCATATTGTCCCATGCCCGCATGAACACGTTCAGGCTCATGATGGGTTCGCCCATGAACGAGGTCGCCTGCTTGGCAAGGTCGCTCTTGCCGCGCATAATGTTGGAGCGCTGCAAAATGCCGTCTACCACCTGCGTCTGGTCGATCATGCTGGTGAACACTTCATTGACCGCGCTGTAAAATTCACCGCTGCCAGCCCGCAGATTGGGTCTCTCCCGCTTCACCTGCCACTCGCAGGCGTTCCAGAGTGCGCCCCAGGTAACGGCGTCCGCCTTCCCTGCAGGAGCGCCAGCCTTGTCATTGATCTTGCTGGTGATCCCCTCCTTGCCGTAAAAACGGTCATTCAGGGTGTAGGGGGAGGAAATGTCAAAGCTGCCCACGTCCTTCCGCATGGCAATGGGAGAATGCGTCAAAGCCTTTTCCCAGCCGTTTCCCTTCGTCACGCCGCCGGTCAGTCCTTTTGCCATGTCGGCAGGGTTCAATACGGCGGATGCCCGGAAAAAGGCGGTCGGCTGCTGGATGACCACACGCACGTTCGCGCCAACGGCAGCGCCCTTAAAGCTTCCGATCCCTCTTGCAAATTTATCCGTAAGCGGTTCAAAATCCTTGGTCTTGATGCCGTTCTGGATGTCGCCCATCAGCTTCTGCCAGTACTGCTGAGATCCCTGTCCGCCCTTTTCTTCCAGGAAGCCTTTTACGGTCTGAACGAGATTGCCTTCACTGTCCCGGAACTGGAAGTTGTACAGCCGGTTCGCATCCTCCATGGGGCACAGCCACGCCGCGTAGTCGATCATATCGGAGGCGTGGTCTGCGAAGGTGTCAAACACCCCTTGGATGCTCAACGGTGTCGCCGCGTTGGGCTTCACCGCCTGCGCCATGCCGATATTCTTAATGGAGCGCACATTCCCGCTATCCTTCTCCTGCGAGCTGTGCAGTGCCTCCTTTGCGGATTTAATGGGCCAGTAGTCCTGCTCCGTGAATTTCTTATAGCCGTAGGCTTTCATGCTGGCTTCGTTGCCGTAGTTGGCAAGAACACCGGTGGTCAGCTTCTGCAAACTGTCCGCGATCCTGATCTGCTCCGGGGTCAAAACCCTCACAATGGACTGAATATCCTCTGCGGAAAGATGGATCACGTCCGTTCCTCTGGGGATCTTTGTCTTGCCGGGGATCTTGATCTCCGGCTGCACGATGCCGCCTTTCAGCAGGTGGTCCTCCGCCTGCTTGCGTTCGCTCAGAAGATACAGCTCCATGGCCTGTGCCGTTGTCAGGTCCAGCTCATGGCCTTCCGTTGTGGTGAAATGGTGGACTTCCTCATTCATGGACGTCACCGCATTTTCGCGGATGCCGGTTTTCGCGTCGCCCAGAATCTGGTGCACCTTCTCCGCCACATCCCGCGCCATGATCTCCTGATGGTCCTGCGCATTCCGCAGCATCCGGTAAATGTCCTTGCCGGTCTGCCCGAAGTGGGCAAAGAATGTATAAGGCGTTTCCAGGCTGATTGCCACGTTGTTCCCCAGTTTCCGCCGCCGGGTCATGCCGTCCATGCGGAGCGCATCGGCAAACTGCTTGGTGGTCGCGAATTTTTCCGACGCCAGCGTTTTGCCTGCCGTAGTTACGGAATGCTCCACGGATTTCAGCACGTTCCACATGGTTTTTAATTGCTCTGTGGTAAGGTCCGCAAGGCGGGTGTCGCCCATCTTGATGACTTCGCTGAATCCACCGGCCACATCGTCACCGCCCAGAAGAGACGGGTCCACCACCATATCGCCATCCTGGGCGATCTTCTGATACTGCTCCTTCAAATTCTGGAACGCCACCGTCCGGTTCGTCGGCGTGCCCGGTTCCTTGTAGATCCGCTCCCCCGTCACGGGGTCCAGCGTAAAGGACCGTGCATTGGGGCTGCTCTCCTGATTGATGCTTTCTAGCACCTTTGCCACGGCGGAGCGCATATCCTCTGGAATGTGCTGGTTGTCCGTGGGCCGCAGCAGCTTTTGGGACA